TACTTCATTATTATAGATGATTTTATTATATATCCATGAAAACCGCATCGGTTATCCATTGATGTAAAGGATCATCTTTAACTCGTAAAACTTCAGAATCTGATTCTATTTCAGATTCAATTTCTTTAATTCCTTCTAAAGAATTGCCGTTAGGATCAATTAAGAATTCTCTTATCTCTGGAAAACTCATTGGTTCAAATGGATGATCTAACATTTCATCTATTAAGGTAAAGTGTCTTTCATAGATATGAAGAGAATGAACAATATGAGTATATGTACCTAATTCAAGATCTGGGTAATACTTTTTAAGATGTTCATACATCTGTTGTTGAAGAAGACAGAAAAATGCAATATCAGTTGGTGTACCTAATATAAGATCATTTGATCTCATATCAATTGTAAAGTTAAGATGATTATCACGAATCTGAAATACACCAGTAAGAGTACATACAAAATCTTTATTACCTTTCCATTGATGAGAAGGTGTATTAAAATGTACAATAGCTTGACGAGAATCTTTATCTTCAATTAAAGACTGTAATGCCCATTGATATTGATTAAGACCATGAGAATTCTTATCTGTAAAAATAAGATTACCGTATGCAGAATTTACCGTACCATTTCCATTATCAATCTGTTCCCAGAATTTTGCAAATTTTGAAATGAAATTAGTATCTCTACGGCCAGTAAAGTACCAAACTAATTCAGCTGCAATATATTTGAATTGACTACTCCTTCTATTATTTTCATAAAGAGGAAAGGTAGGATCTTCAATAACCAATGCAGCATTAGTAACTTCATTAATTTTCATACCTCTTGGCGAGGTAACATATTCAGGGTTTTGGAGTACATCAGTTAATGCAGTTTGATACACATCAGCAAATGTTTCACCTTTGTAAATTCTCATATTCTTTTAAAGCTTTTTCGTAACATTTTTCCATTTTAGGAAAGAACTCTTCTACATATTTTTCGGCATGAGCCTTTTTCATTTCGAGTTCATATAATTCCATCAACTTAGGATTATCCCAGAGATGATGCATTATCTCATACATTCGTTCTTCTCTCCATTTACTCATGACTAAACATAGATAATTGTTTAGGATCCCCAGTTATTGTATTTTCATGAGATAGAAACTCAATAATAATTTTGGAGACTTCATCGGCACTCATAGTACCTACATTAAGAAGAAGTTTATTTTTAATCTTACTTAAGCGATGTGCACGGATAAAACCATCAACCTCTGCTTTAATACCTTCTTCATTTTTGTAGAATGATTTACCATCATCTCTACTCCAAATTGTATGAGGATCATTGGTTAGAGTAATAAGATAAAGATTTTCTCTTAATGTATTTACAAAACCTTTTTCAATATCAAAAACATAATCACCAGAATACCCACGATAAAGTGGAGAGTAAATACTTTCACCTAAATGAGAACGATTAAAGATAATGTTAATATCTTGATCTTTACACAAAACCATCATCTTAAACATATCTTCATACATTTTCTTTGAATATGAAGTATGCATTTCAACATCATCTTTAAAGGGTAAAGATGAATAATGAACCTTATGAAATACCTTATCTTTTAGATTTTTAATAATAAGATTTTGTTGTGTATCTTTACCGGTATTATCGGTACCTTCGATGATAATGAATTTACTCATTTTATTTTTATATGTTAGAAGTTATGATTGTTTATCTCAATGTCAAAGTCTGTAAAATCAGCAAAGTCTTTTTCATCAGCCTCTATTCTACGTTCTAAAGTATCACCTGGCATATTACGGCTAAGAAGTCTTTGGCGTCTTACTTCAATTGGCATATTGAGATAAATGATTGTACATTCTTTACGATCAATTGGATTGATATGAGAGATGCCTTTAGGTGTCATTATAAATAAGTTACACTGTTCCTTGAACTGTTTATAACTTGTTCCATAATACCAACCATTGAATTCAACCCATTCATACCAAAAGTTATTCTTAATACCATCATCAAATTGTTCTTTTGACATAAAGTAATAATCTTGGCCGTCAATCTCACCTTCTCTTGGCGGTCGAGTGGTATAAGAAATACCGTAGATAAATCCACGACCTTCCATTACCTTTCTCATATGATCCTTACCTGCAGCAGCTTTACCTACCAAAATTACTTTATTCATTCTCTTCTGATTTTGAACCTGCAACAGGGGTGTTTAATGTTGATGAAGTAGTATACCACAAGTCTCCTGGTTTAAATGGAGGAGAATATGGTTGAATAGTTGGCATGCTAGGTATATAAAAAGGTTGATTTCTATTTACCTCGGCTTGTAAAAGAATCACTGCTTCTTCTGCAGTAATATGTCTTTCATCAAGAAGTCTTTGTACTATCTCAGTTACCGTTTTCATTTGCTGTAGATTTTACTTCAAATGTATTTTCTAAAGTTTGGATGCAATCCTCTGCCTCAGCAAGAGATCTTGTTAAGGTCATCATTTCATCGATATGTTGAGGATGTTCTCCAATTCCTACAGGATTTGTTAAGTAAATAGTAAGTGTGGCAAGAGCCTTTTGTTTTTGTGCTACGAATTGTGCCTTAAGGGCATCGTACATTACATTAGTTGGTCCCATAATTAGTCTAATAAGAGTTTAGTGTTTTGGAAGTTGTTTTTAATTTTTTCATTGAAAAATTTTCCTTGAGATTCTGCTTTACAAAATTCATCATATGTTTGTGAATCTACATTTGAATATTCGTAAACGGCACCTGAATTAAATTCTACTTTCAATGTATTGGCAGAGAAATTATAAACTGCTTTTTTAATCATTGATGAATCTGTCATTGATGTTTGTTCTATTAACATAGTTATTGTTTTTTAGGTTGATCTTCATTTAAAAGTTTAAACATTTTCTTTAGTTCTGATACGGGTAGTCTTTTTAGTTGGGCTAAAGATTCCCATGCTTCTTGTTCAGTATTGGCTTCACACGTCCACTTAACATCTCTACCTACAATGATATATGTTTTCATTCTAATTTATTTTTATATTGAAAGATCACCCATAGGTTTCATTAAACGAGTGATTTTTTCAATTGCTCTAGATCGCTTATATACATATCCTTAGGATCAGTTTTCTTAATGGCTTCAACCTCAATTTCCTTTTCAGATTTTTGTTTGAGTAATTCTTCAAATCGTTCTTTCGTTAATGAATAAATTGCCATACTTAATAGGTATGTATATGATCCATCAACCTTATCATACTTATTATCTTCAAGATACTTAACAATGATATCCTTTGCAACATTATTTACTTTAAGTTTACCCTCGATGATATCTTTAATAAATCTAGCCTTATTTGATATAATAAGAAGTTCTCTGCCTAACTTATCTAAAAGATAGGCTTTTCTCTTATGGTAAAACTGAAGTCTTATTCCAACGAAGTGAGTTACAATATCCTCGGCTTTAGTAAAGATTTTTAATTTACCAGTCTCATCAATTGTTGTAAGGTTTTCTGTTTCTTGTGAATGAATCTTTAAAAGACCTTCTAATCTATCCTTTGAAATATAGTCCTTAAGAATTGCTCGTTGGAATTTTAGAATGTATTCAATTTTATCTGCCGAGTTATCTTCATAATCAACAATGATCTTTTTATCAACCAATGCATTTAACCATTCTTCATATCTTTCATAAGTAAACGAAGGTGGAATTTCTGTTACCTTTACTGTTGTACTATTTACAATTTCATACGATCCACTAATTTTCCAGGTATTAGGATTACTGGAATCTCTAGTAAATGTTCCCTTAAATTCACTTAACCAAGGGGAGAGAGTTTTAATCTTCTTATCCTTAAGAACAGCCAAACATGCTTCTACTACATCTTTAGGATTTCGGTTAAGAATGTTAGTTGCAAATCCTACAGCGATTCCAGATGAACCATTTAAGATAACAGTAGGAACAATAGGTAGGAAAAAATCTGGTTCAATCTCTACGCCTTCTTCGATCTTATTATTAAGAAGTTCAAAATCTTGATAAATTAATCTAAAGTTAGGATGTAATTTTGCACTGATGTAACGAGGTGCACCGGCAGAAGGTGATCTTAATGAACCAAATTGACCAATCCCATCTAAAAGAGGTAAAGAGTTCTTAAACTTTTGAGCCATTCCAACCATTGCAGATTCTAAAGAAGTATTACCGTGGTGATAATATGCCTCAGCCGCTACACGACCTGCAAGTTGGAATAGTTTCATTGGCTTCTCTGAACCATTTTTCCAAATTTTATTTGCAACGAAAACAACCTTTCTCTGTGTTGGCTTAAGACCATCAATGCAGCTAGGGATTGCCCGATTTTCTACAACATATTTGGCATACTCCAAATATTCTTTATCAAAGAATGATGTTACTGTTCTTTTTTCCATTAAAAAAGAGATTTATTACTTGTTTTAATTTCTACTGTTTCACCTAGAATCTTCTTTTTGCGAGGACTAGAGTCACCTGCAAACCAAATATTTAATGTACTGTTAAATCCATTATCTTTAGTAAGAAAGTACGATCTAGGGCTTCTAATGATCTCCTGATATTCTTCATCTTCCAATGCAGCCAATCCTTTCTTATATTCAATATTCCATGATGAAAGCGATTTTTGCTTCTGTTCCCATTCTTTATATTCCTCCTCAGAATAAAAACTTAATGTTTCCTTCCCTTTCTTTGCTACCATAAGAGGTGTTTCTACCTTAAGAACTTTACCCTCTTCAAATAACTCAGGCCAATATTTACCAAAGAAATTAATTAGCAATGCAGAAATTGAATTTCCATCAACATCAGCATCGGTATAGAATAAGATCTTACCATACCTTAAGTCCTTTGGTTCATGACCAATCTTTAGTCCAATTGCAGCCATCAGAGATTGTACTTCTTTATTTTGTACAACCTTTGAATCAGGAATTTCTCTTACATTAATAAATTTACCACGCAGAGGAAATGCACCTTGTGTTAGTGGATCTCGGTAACGACGAAATGCAGATGATGCAGAGTCACCTTCAAAGATTGCCAATGTGCAGGGCTTTCTATCTCCAGTTTTCTTTGCATCAATTAATTTAATTACCTTTGACTTATCGAGGTTATTATTTAATTTTCTAAGTTTTGCTCGTTCTTCGGCTGCCTGCTTTCTTTCAATCCAATCAAGAACGGATTGAATAATCTCTGATGTAAAAATCTGTTTAAGAATCTTTTCTGAAAGTTCATGTGTACTCCCAAAGTCTTTAGGTTCAGTAATGAGTTTCTCCTTGGTTTGAGATGAGAATGCAGGATTAATAATTGTACAATCAATAAAGAGAAAGATGTGTTGTTTTAGATCTGTAGGTTTTACATCAACCCGATACTTTTTCTTAATCTTCTCTCTAAGATATTGAATGATTTGAAATGTAACATTATTAACATGAGTACCACCATCCTTTGTTTCAACTGAATTGACGAATGATATTGCTTTAAATCCTGATGTTGAATGTCCTATACCGATTTTCCAATTTGGAGACTGTTCATAGAAAACATTATCAGTATAAAGCTCTGCATATTCTTTAAAGTTCTTAAATGATATTAAGGTATCATTAAGATAGATCTTAAGCGAAGTATTACATGCAGCAATATCATAAAGCCTTTTCTGAATCATTTGCAGAGAAGACTTATCAATTTTCTTCATTCCAAATCTTTCAAAATCTGCAATGTAAGAAATTTCAGTATAGCCTTTCTTATGAGATTTAATTACAGGTTCTGTCTTTTTAGACATGTTATCTGAAAACACCTGCACAAATGATTTTTTACCATCACATGTTTCTATTTTGAATTCCTTACTAAAGATATTGGTTAATGTACTACCTACACCATTAGTACCTACAACAGTACGGTCTTCGGTATCATCAAAGTTACTACCAGTCTTAAGATTACTAAAGATCATTTCAGGAACCCATTCTCCATACTCTTTATGGATCTCTACAGGAATTCCTCCATTATCCCAGATTGATATTCTACCAGATACTTCATCGATAGTAATTTTAATCTGGTTAAGTTGAGGATTTCTTTTATGTTCATCAACTGAATTTGATACGATCTCGTCAAAAAGTTTTATGAAACCTGGATTATAAGTAATCTCTGTAGGTTCAAATTTACCTTTCTTTTCGTTAAGAAGAAATACTTCCTCGGTATGCGGTTTAATTGAACCGATGTACATACCTGGACGAAGGAGAACGTGTTCAGTGTCAGTAAGTTTTTGATACCTCTTTTCTACACTTACGGCCATACCTTTTATTTTTATATGCTAAAACTCTGTTTGGTTTAATTATATTGATGTCTAAGGGTAAGTTTCAAAAATGTCTTGTATGAAATATAGGCTTCCTTAAATCGCGGATCCTTTTCCAAATGTTGCCATTTGTCTGAAAACAGTAAAATAAGATTAACAAGCGAATCATAATGAATCGACTTGTTATCTTTGTTTAGGATAACCTTGCGTACCCAAATAAAATCTTTTTTCATACCTAAACTATTTATTCAAATATAATACATAGATATGATTTCTGAAAGAGCGGAAGGTGAGGGATTTGAACCCTCGCGCCGTTACCGACCTAACAGTTTAGCAAACTGCCCCCTTCACCACTTGGGTAACCTTCCTTTATCTACAGCAATAATCAGCTGCACGAGTTGCAATCTGTTCGTTAGGTTTTACATTTACTTTATAACCTAAAGAATTTGCCCAACCTTTTGCCGCGGAAATAATTCTATGAGATTTATGCTCTTCATCTCCATTATAGTCCATATCAATTTGAACCTTAACATTAATTTGTTGTGTAAGCCATTCTGCCGTTTCAATACTCATCTCAGCTTCTTTCCAAAGACGAGTCCACATATCAGTGATTTTTGGCATCTTTTGTTTAGTAAAGATATAATGAACACCTGACGATCCAAAGCGATATGCTATTACTGTACTGTACATAGTCACATCACCATGATTTTGTGAATCGGTTCCAATGTGAATCGATGCATGTGGGTAATTCTTTAACTGCTCAAGGGTGTGATCAATCACATTAACCTTAACTCCATCTGTCTTTCTAAACACCTTCATTCATTTTAAGTATTTGCACGCCTGGATGGGTTCGAACCACCGACACCTGGTTTTGGAGACCAGTGCTCTACCAGCTGAGCTACAGACGCGTTTATTGAGGCACCAACAGGAATCGAACCTGTGTAGAAGGTTTTGCAGACCTCCACCTAACCACTCGGCCATAGTGCCATTATGGGTGATTAATGGGAGTCGAACCCACAACCTTCTGAACCACAATCAGATGCTCTAACCAACTGAGCTATAACCACCATGTGTTGGAATAGGCAGACTCGAACTGCCGACCCTTCGCGTATCAGACGAATGCTCTAACCAACTGAGCTATATTCCAATGTCACAGGACCCGCACCCTGTTCTGAACTTGTACTTTGTTCTATTAAGCGTTTTTGCTCCCCGGGGGAATTACGATATCCCGACCCCATGATTAACAGTCATGTGCTCTGCCTCTGAGCTACCGAGGAATAAAAGTAATAAGCAGAGGCTTTGGGTTAGACACGCCCCAATATTACATGGGAGACCCCTTAGATGCTTACCTATTACTTGGTGGTGATGGACGGAATCGAACCGCCGACACAAGGATTTTCAGTCCTTTGCTCTACCGACTGAGCTACATCACCATTAGTAGTCAATAAAGGACTCGAACCCTTATCTCTTGATCCGTAGTCAAGTGTTCTATCCATTGAACTAATCGACTAAACGTGGACCTTGCAGGGCTCGAACCTGCGACCTGCGGATTATGAGTCCGATGCTCTAACCAACTGAGCTAAAGGTCCAAATGTTGGAAGGGACGGATTCGAACCGCCGTACTCCGAAGAGAGCAGATTTACAGTCTGCCGGTTTTAACCACTCACCCACCTTCCAATAAAAGAGATACTTCGGGTCTTTCGGGCATTCTGTGATATAATCAACACATCTGAATCTCCTAATGCCTTTTTGACAGTCAGCGGGATTAAGACCATATCATACAGCTTCACTATATCTCTTGGTGCACCTTGATGGATTCGAACCACCGACATTTACCTTGTAAGGGTAACGCTCTAAACCAACTGAGCTAAAGATGCATTAGTACCGAAGAAGGGACTCGAACCCTTAAGCCGTTAGGCACTGGTTCCTAAGACCAGCGTGTATACCATTCCACCACTTCGGCAAGTTGTAGGATATCGCTTAACCTACTGCGATTGCGCCTTTCACATTTACATCTTATAGCTACATCCTAAACGGGAAAACTATGATGTACGATTTTTTTGTGATCCCGGCGCAGCTCGAACGCGCGGCCCATACATTAAAAGTGTATTGCTCTACCAACTGAGCTACGAGATCTTAGTGGAGGTAGAGGGATTCGAACCCACGACCCTCTGCGTGCAAGGCAGATGCTCTAGCCAACTGAGCTATACCCCCAAAGTGTAGGTAGCCTTCCTACTGTGTAACCGTACGTGTTACTTTAGGTTATGCATTAACCTCGGCATTTTTTGGCGGCCCGTACGGGACTCGAACCCGTGACCTTCGCCGTGACAGGGCGACATTGTAACCATCTCTACTAACGAGCCAATAAGAGGGTGGCGAAAGATTTGCGATCCTTCATTTCTACTTCTGAATATGCTGATTAAGTCGACTTCACAGCAGGAATTTCATTTTCGTCTAGATACCACCTTTGTTGCGGGGATGGGAATCGAACCCATGTGGTTCGGCTTATGAGACCGAGCTGGAACCATCTCCAGTCCACCCCGCAATGTTGTAGTCCGTACGGGGATCGAACCCGTAAGCTTCTCCGTGAAAGGGAGATGTCCTAACCAATTAGACGAACGGACCAAATAATGTTTGAGCCTCCGATAGGATTCGAACCTACGACCCACTGATTACAAATCAGTAGCTCTACCAACTGAGCTACAGAGGCAAATACAGGATACGTTTTGGCTTCAAAGTTGCAGTTTGATAAAATTTGCTGTATGTATCCTTGTAGGGAAGACAGGATTCGAACCTGCGATCTCCTGGTCCCAAACCAGGCGCGATAACCGGGCTACGCTACTTCCCTATATGTTGCCCCCAAAGGATTCGAACCTCTACACTGTGGACCAAAACCACATGTCCTGCCATTAGACGAGAGGGCAATTTAAGCGGAAAGAGAGGGATTCGAACCCCCGATACCTCGCGGTATGCCGGTTTTCAAGACCGGTGTAATCAACCAACTCTACCATCTTTCCGTTGGTACCTCAATATGTCAAAGAACGAATTTGAAATTCTATTCTAAACAAATATAACTCATTCAATCTATTTCTGAAAGAGACCCATAAAAAAAGCCTCCCGGAATTTTTTATCCAGGAGGCTTGATTATGTAAGTGTTTTATCTCATCAGCTCCTGCCTGGACTTGGTGTAATTGAATCCGCTTGTGGAAAATTCTTCTCCACATTACTAAGAATCCAATATGTACATCCGTGCAGTTGCATTGAAATTGTTTTTATTTGTTAATTATATATACACACATAGTGTTTGTTTCACATATGTGAGATTTTGAGCGGAAGACCGGGTTCGAACCGGCGACCCCGACCTTGGCAAGGTCGTGCTCTACCAACTGAGCTACTTCCGCAGAATCAGGATGCATTGGGTTGTAGTTTACAAGTCTAGTCCAAAGTTGCTGTATGCATCCTTTTTGGTGGAGGTGATGGGATTCGAACCCATGTCCGACTAAGGAACCTAAATCCCTCGTTCACAAGCTTAGGCCATTTTTCTTAATGGCCAAAATAAATGGTTCCTATTTTGACATTGTTACCAATAACTGTGTCGAGTTCACTTGTAATAAGGTAGCCCTCTGAACGAAACCTTGTATTCTCATTCTTTTTGAAACCTCACGATGAGTGCGAGACTGACTAGGCTGCTACAGCGTAATCAGCACCTACGAAAGCCATAGCGTCTTCCCAGGTGAATGAAGATTTCTCTTCGCCTTTTATTGTGTGATAGGTGTTTAAGGATTTCCATCTAATCCTGCTTGCATCAGTAACCTAATTTCAGCTTAACCGTCAAAACCTGGTCACCCCCAATATGTTAAAGAACGTACCTTTATTTATATAATCGCGGTTAACGATTGTTTACTGGAGTTCTCCAAGATTCCATTTGTTCACGACGATTCTTTTGAATCATATCCCATTCCATGCGATCGTATAGAACATAGGAATACTTCCATCCACAGTCATCATCGTAATCAGAGTCTTCTTCTACCACGATAGAAGGACCAAGGATTTCTTGAAGAGTTTTCCAATCGGTTGGTCTCCAATACCCAAAGCGAAGGTAATTATGATTACCGCCGCCGAAGATACGACCTACCTCAAATTGCCCGAGGGCTTCTTCAATCTGTTTAAGTTTTTCAATGTCTATTTTCATTTTTCTAAAATTACAAAGTTACCAAATTCGCGATCAAATACCTGAATGAGATTATCATAATCCCCACTCATCATTTCAGTGATTAGGTTCTGTGATCTTTCGCGTTCCCATCCGAGTTGTTTTGCAAAATTCTTTGCATAACCCATAAGTGCGAATGCATTTCCATCAGGACCTGTGAGGTCGATTACAATAGGCGCAGTTCTTTTTTGTTTTTCTCGTATCATATTACATGCATTGATATGTTTCAGACTTAGACCACTGTTCGTGGAATTCGGCAGCAGATTCGGTAACCTCAGATATTTTAATACCTTTGTGGTATACGCGGCAGCCCCAGACAGATGCCAGATTGACAGTATTTTTTGTGCAGTTTGATACCCGGTAGAATCCACCTTGGTATGTTACGATTGATCCTTTGTTAATTTGATTTTCCATATCCGTTTAATTTTATATAAATATAAAACAAATTTTTGGGATTTGAAAATTTTTGGGAGACTTTTTTCTCTCCAGATGAAAAAAGTTATTAACAATTTAGAATGGCATTGGGGACTCTGCCTTTAGCTTTTCTACAAGCTTTCTTGCAATGATTTTGGTTTCTTTTGCAAATTCGCCTTTATCAATCATCCATTCAATATATCTGGAGTCAGCTTCATAAACTTCTTTAAAAGGTTTACCTGCCCATTTTCCAAAATTAAAGATGATTTCTTTTTTACCGTTGATTTCGGCAAACTTAAACTTACCGCTTAGGTCAACTTGCGTTTGGCGAGACTCATTAACTACCTGGTCAATTTCGGCAGCAGATCCTGGCATATCATATAGATTGCGTTGTGCCTGGAAGATTTCCATTGTTGCACGAATATCTGCTTCTGCACGGTGTGCACCGTCTAAAGTTTTACCAGTGTACTTGGTGTATGCAGTACTAAGGTCTCGTCTTTCGTATTTAGAATAGATTAGGAACGGATCAATAACGGCCTTACCGCGAGGATTAAATACAAGACCAGCTCGCATAAATTCTTCAGTAAGCATTGGGATATCAAAGTAAAGTGCATTATAACCACCAAGGTCGCTATCACCTATAAAGTCCATAACTTCTTTGGCAATATATTCAAACCTATCCTGGTCTTCGAGCATATCTGGTGTGATTCCATGTTTATCAATCGCTTCTTGGCGCCATTCAATACCAGGCCCAGGATTTACGAGTGTATAAAAAGATGAGATCTCATTACCTTCAAAATCAGTTTTGATCATACAGATCTCAATAATCCTATCTGTTGCTGTGTTAACACCAGTAGTTTCTAAATCAAACCAAACAATACTCTTATCCATAATTACTATACTTTTAGTGGAACAATCCGTTAATTTTATATAGTAACCAGATAACTTAGTTTTAGGTTTCTAAGAAAAAGATTTATTATGTACCTTCGGTAGGAATGAGTACGGCAATTTTTCCAGGTAAACCACTCATTGTAGAATTTAGGTTACCTAAAGTAGTATTAATACTTCTAAGAGTTACTGAAAGACCTTTATCTCCGCCTCCACTGCCGGCATTACCATCAGTTGTTGTGGTGGTAGCAGTAGAAGTATTACTTTGATTTAACGCATCTCTAATGTCTTCGACGGCACTAAGTAATTGAGCATATGCAGCTGCATTGTTACTTAATTCACCTGCGCCCTTAAATAGATTTGCAAATGATTCTGCTTTATCTGCATCTATCTTATTAATAGCGGCAGCCATTTTATCCATACCTTCAGCAGCTTTATGAATAAGACCTTTAGCAGCATTTTTAGATATCTCAGAAATAAATCCTTGCATATGATCTACTTGGGACTTAAACTTAGGCTTTTCATAATAATATGTAAAAGTATCCCCAATTGATGTAAAGATTGATTTAATACTTTTTGCAATTGCCTCAGGATTCTTAAGACCTGTAAATGCTTGTAAACCTTGTGCAATATTTTCTAATTCTTTACCTGCACCCTTTACATTTTCAATACCTTTTTGTACAAGATTCTCATCCCAGCTTATACCAAATAAAGAACTTATACCTGTTGAATCTTCCTGTTCTTTACCACCTATCATTGCAAATGCATCACCTACAAACATAAGGGTATTTTTAATTGAATATCCTAACTTTTCAAAATCAACATTGTTGGATATCATATCCTGAAAAGACTTAAGACCATTTGCAATTGAATTAAGTTGTTCGCCTGCACCTTTTACATTTTCAACACCTTTCTGTACAAGATTTTCATCCCAGCTAAAAATAAACCAACCGTCCTCTTGTTCCATACCTCCGATTGCAGCAAAAGCTTCTCCTACAAAGGTAATTGATTTTTTAACGGCATCTGCTAATTTATCCCAATTAATGTTTTGATCAACCATCTCTTGGAATGTTTTGAGGCCAGTTGCAATGTTAGTAAGTTCTTGACCTGCACCTTTCACAGAATCAATACCTTCAGCAACTTTATTCTTTTCAATTCCAAAAAGAGATCCCATAATTCCACCAGCCTGTACATTACCTTGACTTGCAACTGCAGCAAAGGCTTCACTAACAAAACCTACGGTATTTGTAACAGCATAACCCAATGTACCAGGAGCATATCTTCCGTTTGCATCAGGTTGTCCAAAATTAACACCGCTATCAATTAATGCCTGGAATGATTTAAGACCTTCAGCAATATCTTTAAGAGCAGCGCCAGTTCCCATAACCGATTGGATACCTTCTTGTACTTTATTTTGTTTAACATTAAATAAAGTATCAAAGAAACCTCCACCTTGAACATTACCTTCATTGGCTACAGCGGCAAAAGCAGTTCTAATAAATCCTACTGTATTTGTAACGGCATAACCTAATGTCCCTTCTTCATAATTACCATTGCCATCGGGTTGACCAAATTTAACCCCACTATCAATAAGAGATTGGAATTCTTTAAGACCTTGAGCAATATCTTTCAATGCTCTACCGGCACCCATAACTGATTCTATTCCTTCTTCAACAGAATTTGCTTTAAACCCAAACATTTGTCCAAAGAAGGATGTGCTTGGTACTTGTTTCTCTTGCCCAGCCAATGCAAATGCAGTAGTAACACCATTTAACATTACTACTAATTCTTTGGACAATTCATCATTCCATCCAACTTCCTTAAACTTATTAAGACCAAATGATAATGTTGCCAATGCAATACCCGCGGCAGTAAAACCAGCGGCTGCTTCAACCATTCTAACAGCATCAACTGCACCAGTAATAGCACCACCTAATTTAGCGAAGAAACCTTCATCGGCATCGGCATTACCTAAGAATGCAGATTTAACACCAACTAAAGTGGTAGTCATGGCAGAAGCGTCTTCTTCAGTAAAACCTACTGCTTTAAATGCAGCCAAACCGCCAGATAATATGGCTAAAGATATTCCAACTGCAGCAAATGCACCAGCCCCGGCTAATATAAATAATGCCCCAACTCCAGCTGCAGCAAATTCTAAACCTAATGCTAATAGGATTCCAGATTGTATACCTATATCCTCGATAGTCATATCCTCTGTTACCTTTGCAAACGGAAGATACCCAAGACTAAATACAAGTAATCCAATTCCCATAGCAGCAACACCAATAGCACCTTTGACCAATTGGCTAACGACTAATCCGGCTGCAGCAACAGCAACACCAATACCAACTAGAATTGCTGCCTGTACACCTAATCGTTCTAGTGTCATATCCTTAGTTACCATTGCAAACACTAAGTACCCAACAGAAAATACTATTAAGCTTAATCCCATGATTAATAAACCAACCGCTCCTTTTCTGATTTGTTTATCAAATAGTCCTATAAGAGCAAATGCCCCACTTATAAGAACAAGAGTTCCTACCATTGCTAGTAGAATGATTGGATTTAACAAAATAAATATAGAAGCTAAAGCAAATAGGACTAATCCAGCCGCAAAGAAAACTAAAGATCTTCCCATTAATAAAAGAGCTCGTGCTCCTTGCCTAATTGGTCTATCAAATTTACCTAATAATGCAAATGCCCCTGCAAAGAGTACTACTGTTAATAATATAACAGGAGCCATAACAAGTCCTACTATAGAAGCAATAGCAACTAACACCAACCCTTTTGCAAATTTAATTAGAGAATCTCCCATCATACCTAATGCATCGGCACCCTTACTTATCACTTTACTTTTCTTTCCTAACATTTCAAATGTAGGAAGTAATATCTTTAATGTAGCTTTAAGTAAAAGAGCACCTACATATCCTGGTATAAGTAAGAATGCAGCGGCAGCGAGCCCTCTTGCAAACTTACCTATGTTTGCTGCTATTTTTTCAAACGCTTCTGAGCCTTCTTTAATCTTTTTTGTATCTAATTGATCAAATACAGCAAGGATTTCGGTAATAGTTGATGAAAACTTTTTAATTGCACCTTTAGGTACCAACATAAATGTTAATAAACCAAATGCCAAAGAAGAAGCACCACCACCTAACATTTTGATGGCTTCTGCCCCTTCTTTAAGTTTATCTTTATCCATAGGTTTACCTCCTACGGATATTGCACCGTTTTTCGTATTTGTAGCAATCTGTTTTAATAAATCTGTCTGTACTTGTAATTCGGCTACAATTGCTTGACTTAACTGCCCACTACTTCCACCGGCAACAGCAGTAACCACAGCATCTAATTTTGATGCAGTTTCTTCAGTCGACTTTGCTATCTTGGTTAGAGGATCCATAAGATCCTTTAAGGTTACTACTGCCATTCATGGAGTTATTTTATTAGTTAACGTCAACCGTCCAGCCGTTACCTTCTAGGACCGCTTTAGCAGCAAGACCAGTTGCGCTAGGAGTAGCATTAGTTCCTCCGTTTAACTCAACATATCCACCTGATACACCGTTTGTAGAAAGAGCAACTAAGATGTTATCTATCGCTTCTTCCGTTAGGTCACAGTTATATGCTAATATATCATAGCCGCCATTACCTAGAGGTTGACTGCTATCAATAATTATCTCGGTTAAATCTGTATTTCCATTAAGATCAAATCCAGTTAATGAAGGTAACATTGATATGTCAAGACTACCTGCAATAAGAGATTGGTCAGCATCAAAATATTCAAGATTAACTAATCCTACAAGATCTGGGAATCCACCTGAAAAATCACTATCGTCTACACGAAGCTCAAGTAAATTATAGCAACCTGATAAATTAACAGAAGTTAATGATGGAGTGTTTGTATCAACAAGATCACAGTCACTTATATCAATATATGTAAGGTTTGTTAAACCAGAAAAATCTACACTTTCTAAAGCATTATAGTCTGCTCTAAACTCTTGTAAATTAGAAAGATTTTGTAGTCCTGTTATTGACTTTATCGGTGCATCTCCATCGCCAGGAAAATCTAATTGCAGAATCTTAGCAGGATCATCAAAGATTACATTAACTATATAATCACCAACCTCGTCATATGTATGATTCTCTTCATAATATCCACCAATACCTGAATCTACGTGAACAGTACCATCGCCCCACTCAATCGTAAACTCAATCGGCTCACCAGTAGAAGTAAAATTAAATGTGAAATAGGTACTATCAATAGTATTTACCACAAATTGAATGCTATATCTAGAATTATTACCACCTCCGCTACTAGAATCTCCAGTTGCAGCAACAGCTGACATATTTCTAACTGCTTCTTGTAAAGCCTGTGTTCTAATTTCAGAAAAAGCTTGTTGACTCTTTGCCTGAATTTCTTTAATGATTTGTTCTCTATTCATTATCGTAAATCTTTATTTATATATTTAGAATCGTGGCATACTTATCTTAGGCATGGAAGGTTGTTTATATCCAGACATATTTTTATTCATGTTTGTAGCATTTTTCTTCATACCAGATAAATTATACTTATCTTCTGCGTCTTGATTTTGTTTCTTTTCTTCATCATTACGCTCTTTAATAATTTCATTATAGATTTCAAGAGTATATTCAAATTCATAATATGGAAGCATGTCCAGCTCAGTAGGCTGAACATGTAATTTTTCCATAAGTAATACTCTGATCTTATAGAAGTTCAGAAGAGATATCTTGAATAATGAACAGAGATTTGATTCCCCCGGGAAAGGAAAGCGGAACTGTGACCTCCGCGCCACAAGATTGACATGGGTAAACAAATTCAGGTTTAATACCTATTTTCATTTTTTCCACCAATCTAAAAATTATTGAATATTTTCCAGAATCCCAGCCTTGAAAAGATGTCATAGCAGAGAAGATTTGTTTTTCATCAAATCCACGCCATTCTCTTTGTACATAAGGAAGTATACCGAGAGAAGATTTATCCCACGATTTATTTTCTTCCTCTCTCTTTCTTGCCCAATCAGTAATAGCTCTCATAACACCGATTGTAGGTGGTGCTAATACTAATTCACCGTGGCTTTTGGTTGGAATGGTGTAGCATTTATTTACAGAATCATAATACTTTTCAATAAGATCATCTACTTCATTAAACTGAAGATTGGCTGTTTTTAATTCTACACTATCCTGTGACTTACATGAACCTGAAGTACATTTCTTTTTACCTACAGGCATCATTAATTTAGCTTCACCATTTTTGAATGTAAGCTCTCTGATTGAAAGTAAAACATAAATACGGTCTTCTTCAAGAATATCACGGTATGATCCTCTTTGGTTTCCGTACATGATTTTAGTACAGCCTACGAGAATAGAATTTAGTTTTTCATCTACGTCTCTAATGTTTTCTTCATCGATTGTAGAGAAATCTCTAATCTCTCCAACTCTTGCAGCTCTAATATGAATTTCAAAATCTTCACGATAAAATTTACCAGCAGAAGGAAGATTTCCTAAATCTAACTTCATATATCCAGTTAATTCCTGAATTCTTCTAATCTCAGGATCATCTGGTGAAGTGATTCCCATCCCTTTAGTTGGATCAACTTTACCTAAATTTGTAATTTTACCATCATTAACTACTGTTGCTGGTTGAATGCCTTCTGCTGCTTCAAACTCTTTTTTGATATTTTCTTCGTGATTACTCATGTTATTTGTTTTTTGTTAATTGTTTTTCTGGTGAAGTTTCTTCTACGATATGTTCAACAATAATGTTTCTAACATATCTTGAAATGGGAATCGGTCTAATACCAGATTCCATTGATTTTTGAATGATAATAGTATTTAAGTTATCTTCATCCTCGGGTGTTAAAAGAACCTGTAATTTTTTTGTTAATTTCTTTTTTTGAGGAATCATTTCCTGGACACTTTCGTTATACCCAAACTTAGGATTATCAGATTTGAATTTTTTAATCCAAAATTCAACCCGATCCATTATAATACCTAAAGACTCATCTGCATCAAAACGTTCTAACACCTCTCTCTTAAATGAAGTTGTGCCAAAATCTTTTACAGCTCGCTTAATGTATTTTCCGGTACCTAGATTATTAGGATTATCATTAATTGCATATCCTACATAGGTTTTCCCATTGGATATATTTTCTACTTTAAATATAATCATGATCTATAGATTATGTATTCTATATTATATATTAGAGATAAGACAAAAAAACTGGCCCTAGGGCCAGTTTTGTTAAATGTTTAGTTTTAGTTGTTTGGAGCTCCAACGTTTTCTTCAACCCAATGGTCACAACGATAAGTCATTGATAACTGGGCAGCATCGGCTGTTCCATAATCTAAAGAATCGATAAAGTCAGGTGCACCAGTTGGGAAGATGTCCTTACAAGTAATCTTTCTGAAGATATCTCCTGCACGGTTATATTGAACAATGATCATACTTCCTACATAGTCTTTCTTTAATCCCATTTCACCAGTCAATGGATCATAGATTAATTTATACCAGTTTCTCATGGTATTATAGATGTAGTTTTCATTTGCATCATTTAAGTTCAAGGTAAATGCGATAGTAAGATCTACGAAAGTCTGACCAGGCATACCTGCAAAAGAACGGTCTGCAAATTTATATTTTTGACCAATTGCATCTACTGAAGGGTTTAATGCATTTAAACCTCCAACAGATATAACGTGTTCAAGGATCAAACCAGTATCATCACCATTTGGGGTAAAAAGTGTTACCTCAAATAGGTTAGGCTGAATTGGTTCATATCTGTTATTACTTGCCTTTGATTGTGTGTAATGTGGTAATGGCATAGCTTAACTTATTTTTTTATTTATTCTTTCTTTCTTTCTTTTTATTGGAAGTTTCCTGAACTAATTGCTCCAGTTCTTAAAATAGTGGTTCTTTGAACCAAAATTTCCATTCCTCTTACTGGTTCGATGTAAGTATCTAAGATACCAACATTTTGATCAATAACTTCAGGTGTATTATTTGTTTCATCCATTACGTTTCTGAAGTCATATACACCATCGTCATTTTGAACTGTTGATAAGAAGTTATCAGCAAGAGTTTTAATTTCCAATCTTGTTTGAGCAGTATTGAACTCAAATAAGTAATTCTTAAGAATTGCCTCAATACCATCTTGGATGTAGATAACAACCTCTCTTACATTAATTGAACTTAATGCAGATTTTGGAGTTTGTTGAGCAGTTTTATTTGCGAAGATAGTTGGACCAGTTCCACTTTGGAAAATAATTGGATTCAATCCAAATGGTTCTAAGTATTCTCTATCTGATAGGTCAAGATTAATTTCTAATCCTACCACTCCAGTTCCACCTACAACACCTCTACGAACACCTGCAACTAAAGACCAAGGTAATGCATTTTCATACTTTGCAATAAAGTTATTTGATACATAAGCAGCAGGAGGAACGTTAATGTTCTTTCCTAAATCCCTTACAGTAATGAAAGGATAATAGAATGCTCCCCAGCTTCCACCTTGTGTATTAGAAGGTAATGAATATCTAACAGTTGGATTCTTAGAAAGATCTCCACCAGTAGAAATAAATCTAGAGGATAGTGCTCCAGTCGCATCCACAAATGAAGGATCTACGTTAGCCTTAAAGTCTTTTGCAGAAGGTGCATTAACAATTGCAAATGCATTCTTTCTAGTTTGACATAGGTTAGTGTAGATTGCCTTAGATCCACTTTCAATACCGTTACCGAAGGTATCAACCAAATAACGGAAGTTAATTGTTTCTCTGTCAGTTAATGCTTTAAATAGATTTGTTCCACTTAAAGTTCCATTAAGGATAGCATTTTGACGATCATTTGTTCCGTTAGGTACATGTTTGTTAACATC